AGTAATAATTACATAACTGGATGGAATCTTATAAATGAAATAAGGAACTCACTTCATGGTCGTGGGCAAGAGACTTGGAATGGGGCTTTATATACTGTTATTACCACGATGGGAGGGCCAGCCCTTCTGGATTGGGACGATAATAGCAGAGCACGTTTTATTATTAATTTTAATTTACAAAGGAGGTAAAAATGGCAAGTGCAGCTGTATCCGGTGTTGGTACACAGTTTAGGCGATGGGAAGGCTCTACATGGGTTCCAATTGCTGAAATAAACTCTATTACCGGCCCCGGTATGACCCGTGATACTATCGATGTTACTTCATTGGATTCACTTGGAGGATATCGAGAGTTTATTGCAGGGTTTCGAAATGCGGGTACTGTTTCCCTCTCTATGAATCTGACGCAGGCTTCGTTTGCAACGATGCTGACAGATTTTGAGGATCCAGCAACCCAGAACTACGAAATTCAGATCCATTCCCTGGGTATTTACCTGGAATTCGAAGGATTGGTGACTGAATTACCTATGACCATACCACCTGATGACAAAATCACAATGGATGTGACGATTCAGATAAGTGGTCCGGTTAGTCTAACTTCTGCTTCAGGAAGTGGATAAAAATTGAGCAATCCTAATCAGGGGTTGTTTATTTTATTATTAACAAATAAAAATGTTTAATCATGACACTTTTAAATCGAGATGCTCTACTCAAAAAAGAAGAGCTTGAACTTAGAAAAGTTGACCTTGGAAAAGATGACTTCGTTTATGTACGCCAAATGACCGGCTTTGAGAAAGAGGCATTTGAAAGTAGTATTATTGATATCAAAGATAGCGGTGAGATAGAACGGAAACGAGAAGATTTTCGTGCTAAACTTGCCGTTTGTACTGTATGTGATGACAAGGGAAAACTTATTCTCAAATCGGCTGATATTAAAGTATTGAGTCGGAGTATGAGCGCGGCAAGGCTTACGAAAATTGCGGATGTTGCTTCTGCGATGAACAAGTTGGATGAGGGAAGCAAAGAGGAACTTGAAAAAAACTCAGAGGGCGGCCAAGCCGCCAGTTCTATTTCAGACTCTGTAGAGAGTTAGGATATCCACATCCGGACTTTTTGTTAAAGCAATTGACTGCAGAACAATTGACTGAATGGGAAATTTATAACAAAATAGACCCAATAGGTAAGTGGAGAGATGAACTTTCAATTGCAACGGTTTGTGCTTTAATTACAAATACGGTAAGACAGCTTTACACGAAGAAGGGACATAAGGTTGAGTTTACTGGTCCAGATGATTTTATGATTAAGTGGGGGGAAGTTGAAGATCAGAAGCCGGAACCGAAACAACAGAGTCCAGAAGAGATGGCACAGATATTACATGGTCTAGCAGCAGTTATGGGAACCAAGGATAAAATTGAAAAGAAATGAACATAGGCGAATTATGGGCAACTTTAGGAATTGACTCCACCGGATTAGAACATTCCATTGTCGCTATGCGCGCATGGGAGAGAAAAGCAAATGCTTCCATGTTAAAGGTCCAGCGTGGATTAGATCAAACTTCCGCACGTTTTGGTGCCATACGTCGTGGTATGATGACGGGATTGATTCTACCAATGGCTGCAGTAGGTATTGGTGCATTCAAAATGTATAAGGATTTTGAATTCAACATGAATAAGGTTGTCAGCCTTGTTGGCGTTGCTCGGAAACAAGTGGACGCTTGGTCAAAAGATATATTGGCCTTGGCTCCGAAAGTTGGAAAGGGACCAGTTCAATTGGCTGATGCCATGTATTTTATTACTTCTGCTGGTATCCGTGGAGCGGAGGCGTTGGATATTTTAAAAGAATCTGCCAGATCATCTGCTGGAGGTTTGGGTGAAGTCAAGGTAGTCGCTGACCTGTTGACTTCTACTATGAATGCATATGGTAAAGAGAATCTGACCGCTGCTCATGCGAATGATATTCTTGTAGCTACGGTGCGTGAAGGTAAAGCTGAAGCCAATTTACTTGCTCAATCTCTGGGATTAGTACTCCCAATCGCTTCAGCCATGGGAGCCACTTTTGATCAAGTCGGTGCTGCTACAGCGGCTATGACCAGAACCGGGACCAAAGCTGCAACTGCTGCAATCCAACTTCGCCAGATATTCAACTCACTTCTTAAACCTGCGAAGGAAGCGGAACAGGCCTTGATTGATATGCATACCAGTAGTGCTGAACTTCGCAGAGTGATACGAGAGAAAGGCTTGATGGCTGCTTTGGTTGAGTTAAAAAAACTGACTGAGGAATATGGTATTGCCGCTTTGGGTAAGGTAATTCCAAACATTCGATCCCTTACCGGTGTGCTCGATATAGTGGGTAAGAATTTTGAAAGTAATGTTAAGCTCACTGAAGCAATCAAGAATTCTTATGGTGATGCAAATAAGATGTTTGAAGAAACGGCACACACCGTTGAGTTTAGATTAAATGCAGCTGTAGCCAGAGCACAAAGTAGTATGGTTAAATTTGGTGAATCTGTGTCTGCTGGTGTAATCCCTATCATAGAGAGGCTCAGTATGCGTATTGAAAAGATTGTAGATAGGTTTGATGCCCTATCAGATACAGAAAAAACGGCGCGAATACAAACCGGACTTCTGGTAGGTAAATTATTCATTGCCATATTCGTTGTAGAAAAATTAACCAAGGCTGCCAGCAATCTGATCTTTGTATTCCGGGGGTTATTGGCATGGACAGCCAAAATCCAATGGCCAGCAATGGCTACAGCTATTGGTAAAGTTGCTACAGTATTAAAAGGAGTAAGTACTGCAGCACTTGGTGTTGGTTCTGCCTTTGCCGCTATTCTTGGTGTCGGTACTATATATGGTCGAAGAATTGAAAAAGGTTTGATTAAAGAAGCTGAACTACGAAGAGCGGGGATAATGTTATTGGGTGATGAACTCAAAGCATACAAGAAATTAAATGATGTACAGCGGGAACTTGAATTACGCAGGTTGACTGAAATAGATCACCAGAAGCAACTTAATGAACAATATGGGATATATATAAAGTTGTTAGAGTCTTCAGAAACAATTGCTGTGGAAGCCCTTAGTTTACCAGGTATGAACATTACACAGTTGGAGGATTTCAAAAATAAAACTACAGGTGCATTAGAAGAAATTCAAGGATATATAAAGGAATTGAGTAAAACCGAGGAGATTGAGATTCCAGTTGGGTTGGCAGCAATGGATCCACGCAAGCTTGTTGGATATTTTACAACACAGGCAAAGATGATCGAATCGGCTTTGATTGAGGGAGCTTCCGGACAAGATCTTTATACAGCATATCAGGGAACATTCAAAGATATTGGTGGGGTAATAGAGGAGGAAATGACGAAAAGCTCTTCTAATATGTCTGATGCTTTCAGTAACAATGCTATGGCAATGGGGGCTACGGTGGGTATTCTTGCTGATACAATAGTAAATGCATTTAGTACAGGTGCTTGGGTAGAGAATCCTGCAGAAGGATTCTTCGGTGATCAAGCTAAATCAGCTGAGACGGCATCTGAGTTAATGATATTAATAGCAGAGGATACAAAGAATAAGGAAAAGGAGATATTAGAGAAGAGATTAGATACTTACAGGACAATCATACAATTAATAAATGATGAAACAAAAAAACTAGAAGAGGAAGCCCGTGCTAAAAGGAAATCCCAAGAAGAGTCTGGAATAGCCATAGAATTGAATAGGCAATTGAAGGCAATAGCTACACTTGGAAAACTGGTTTATAATGAATTGGAAGTTGCAGAAGCACAGGTAAATTCATTTAAAACGGCAATAGTCGCACTGGCCGAGCTTGGCATTGGTCCAACTGACAATAGAATGAAACGTTGGACAAATTCGTTAATACAGGCACAAAAAGAGGTAGATCGTTTGGATCAGGATGTAACTGACCTTTCCGAGTCAATGGAAGATCTTCAGAAAACGTTAGCAATTTCGGCGTATAAAGGATCTATATTACCTGAATTTGATATCAATCAAGCGAACTTGAAAGCCTATGAAAGTTACTTTAATGATTTAGTGGCAAGGCAAGCTGAATTGGGTCGAGCAGCAATGTCCTCTGAGAATGATCTTACAGAACTTCAAAAGAGCATAGAACATCTTACATGGAATCCTGAAGGAGTACTCCAAGGACAGGATTTCAAAACTGAAGCAATGAAGGTGAATGAGGCGATTCAATCGGTAATGAAAGAAATGGAACGCTTATCACAACTTGCTGGGAAGAACACTGGACTGCAGCTTGGTAAGGCACTAGGAGACAATGTTGCAGAAATAGGTGCTGCTAATTTAGCCCCACTTGAACATGCCAAGGCTATGTTAAAAACTTTTCAAGATGCTAAGGTTGCCGCGGCTGATAGCCAAATGGCTGGGCAGGAACTTACAAATTTCACTACAATGCTTGACGAAGAAATAGATAATTGGTCTGCGATTGTGGAGAAGATGACGTTTTGGGATGAACTTTATAAAGGAGCCAAAGTTGCTGCCAGAGAAATAGCCGGTTTATTTTCGGATTTGGGAAATTTGTGGGGAACACAGATGCAGAATGAAGTCATGGCAATGGAAAATAGTGTCAAGGCCAGGGGAAAAAGTGAAAAATGGCTGGCACAGGAGCGTGAAAAAATTCAAAGCAAATATCGTAAAAAGATGCAAGTCGCTGCTATATCGGAAGCTATTATTAATCAAGCTTTGGCAATAGTTGGTGTTTGGAAAGCGTATGCTCCTATTCCGGGTGGTAACATAATATCAGCAATATTGACCGGGGTAATTGCTGCCGCTACTGGTGTACAGATAGCAACGATACGTGCACAGAAAATGGCCGAAGGAGGTATCGTTCCACCAGGTTATCCCAAGGATACTTATCCGGCATTGTTAACCTCTGGTGAGAAAGTAATACCGGCACGTGCCAGCAGACAGGAACAAATATCTGGGGAAGTCGTATTTCGTATTGAAGGGACTGAACTGGTAGGTGTATTAAAAAAACAAATGTCACTTGA